GCCCTCGTGGTGCTCGCGTATGAGCCGGACAAACCGGCCATCACGGTGGTGGCCACCTGGCGAGCCCGCGAGACCCTGCTTGACAAGGTGGCCGAGCAGGTGCGGGCCATGCTCACCACCTACCCCGGGGCCGATATCGTTTGCGACCCTGGCCACCTGTTTACCTTCGAGCAGCTGCGGCGAGGCTATTCGCTGCCCATCATGGCTGCCGAGAAGGCTAAAAAGTTCCAGGCAATCCAGCTATTCAATTCTGCCATGTTGGCCGGGCAGCTCCGGGTGGTGGACCCTGACCCCCACACCAACCCGTTGGTTGATGAGTGGACTTCCCTGACCTGGAAAGTCTACCCCGATGGCACCAAAAAAGAGCAGCCCGGCCAGGCTAACGATCTGTGTGATGCCTGCCTGACAGCTTGGCGGCACACCCACCATTACACCTCGGGCGAGCAGGTGCCCGAGGGCCCGCAGCTTAGCAGGGCCGAGGCCGATGAGGCCCGGCTCATTGAAGACCTTGAGGCCGAGTATTTGGCAGCCCAGGGAGAGGAATGGGATGGATACTAAAAAGTGGTGGCAGGATAAGAAAGCACCCCACGAGGGCATCACGGATGTGCTCCACCAGCTCGAAGGGCAGCTCACCGAACGCGACGAACGGTGGAAGCGCTACCTGCGCTGGTACCACAATGCACAGGTGGAGGGGTGGGCCCCGGGGCAGGGGCTCAGCGAGGCGGGAACCTGGCGATCGGGCCTGCCGAGGGGCAAGCGCCTGAGCCTCAACCCGGTTGAAAATGCCCTGAGCACCCTGGCCAGCAGAATCGCCAGCAACAAAATCAGGGCCCGGGTGCTCACGAGCACCACCAGCCCTGACAAGTGGAGCCTCAAGAAAACGGCCCAGAAACTGGAGCGGTTCATTATCGGCGAGTGGGCCCGAGGCCGGGTGTACGAGCAGGCCCCCCGGGTGTTTCTTGACGCGGGCATTACCGGGCTCGGGGCCATCAAGGTGTTTTCAGCCCATGGGCGCATTACCTATGAGCGAACCTTCCCGGGCGAGTTGGTGGTAGATGAGGCCGGCTGCCTGACCTCGGGGCATCCTCGCAGCCTGTATCAGATCAAGTGGGTGCCGGCCGAGGTGCTGGCTGCCCGTTTCCCTGGACGTAAGCACCGGCAGGCCATCGGCCTGGCTGTGGGCCGGGGTGGCACCCTGAGCAGCCACAATCCGAGCCAGGTGGTGGTGACTGACCTGGTGCAGGTGATCGAGGCCTGGCACCTGCCGAGCTCGGAGGCTGCCGGCGACGGGCGGCATGTGATCTGCCTTGCAGACCATACCCTGATGGCCGAGCAGTGGGAGGCGATGCGGTTCCCGTTCGCTTTCTTCCGGTGGAGCCCGGTGGTGCTCGGGTTCTTTCCGCAGGGGCTGGTCGAGCGCGGTGAGCCCACACAGGACGAGCTCAATAAGCTGGTGGGCAGGATCCAAGAGGCTCACCACCTGTACGCCACAGCGCAGACCTACGTGAGCGCGGGCACGGTGGACAAGGGTAAGTTGACGAACATCCCCGGGGCCGTGGTGGAGTACAGGGGCCAGGTGCCCCCATCGGTGCAAATGCCCCCATCGGTGAGCAGCGAGGTTTACAGGTGGGTGGACAGCCTGTATGCCCGCACGATCGAGGGGCTCGGGCTCAACCAACTCTCTATGAGCGGGGCCAAGCCCCCGGGAATCGAAAGCGGCATCGCCATTCGCGAGCTGCAGGATTCTCAGTCAGGCAGGTTTGCCCTGCTCAGCCAGGCATGGGAGCAGATGTTTGTTGACCTGGCCGAGCTCACCATTAACACGGCCAAGGGCATCGAGGGCTACACCGGCAGGCATATCACTGCTGAGGGCTGCGAGGATATCCCGTGGTCCGATGTGGACCTTGACCGGCAGGCATACGAACTGCAGGTATTCCCGAGCTCTTACCTGCCGCAGACCCCTGCGGGCCGGCTGGCCACTGTGCAGGATCTCCTGCAGGCCGGCTTTGTCGACGCCAAAACAGCGGTGAGCCTGCTGAATTTTCCGGACCTCGATAGCTTCACGAGCCTGAGCACAGCTGCGCTGGAGGATGTCGACCGGCAGATCGAGGCCATGCTGGCCGATGGCACCGAGGAGCACCCCGAGCCCTACCAGGATCTTGAGCTCGCCCTGAGTCGCACCACCTCGGCCCTGCTGCGGGCCAGGCAGGAGGGTGCCCCCGAGCCCCGGATGCGCCTGCTGCTCAACTATATCGAGGAGGCGCAGGATCTGCTGCAGCCCCCGGCCCCACCTGCAGGGCCCCCAATTCCAGGCCCCGAGGGCCTGCCGCCCGAGGCCATGGCACCCATGATGGGCCCCGAGGGCCTGCCCACCCCTATTCCGGGGCCACAGGATGAGGATCTGCCCCTGGCCACCCCGGAGGAGTTGCTCGAATGACCGACGAGACCACCACGGCCCCCGAGGCCCCTGAGCCGGCAGAGGCCCCCGAGGCCCCTGAGCCGGCAGAGGCCCCCGAGGCCCCGGCCCCCGATGGAGAGCTGCCGGAAGATTTCTCTATCTTCGCCACCGAGCAGGCCCCCGAGGGCGAGCAGGAGGCCCCACAGGAGGCCGAGGCCCCCGAGGGTGAGCCTGCACCCGCCCCCGAGGCCGAGGCCGCTGAGCCGGCCCCTGATGCCCCGGAGGCTGCCACCGACCGCCTGCAGGCAGACCTCGAGCGCCGCGACCGTGAGCTGCTGGAACGGGCGGCAGCGGTGAGGGCCCGCGAGCGCGAGCTGCAGCAATTCGGCCAACTGCAGGACCTGGCCCGCACCGACCCCCTGCAGGCTGCCAAGCTGGTGGGGCTCGATCCCATGGAGCTGGCTGAGCGTTACCTATCCGGCGGGCAGGCCCCCGAGCAGCCGGCAGCGCAGCAGGCCCCTGAGTTGGCCCAGCTCACCGAGCAGGTGCAGGCCCTGCAGCAGCAAATCCAGAGCCAGCAATTCGAGCAGGCCAAGGCATCGGAGCACAGCAGGATACGCGGTGCGATCGAGGCCGGGGCCGAGCAATTCCCAATGCTCAACGCCTTGGCTGCCGAGGGTGACCAGGTGGTGGGCGAGGTGTTCCAGGCAGCGCAGGCCGAGTACCAGCAGACGGGGGCCCTGCCGGACTTCGCCAAGCTGCTCGGCGGCATGGAAAAGAGGTACAGTGACACTGTATTTTCATCTTTACAGGCCCTGCGCAATTTGCCACAATTCAGTGGGAAGCTCAGGGAGATGCTGAGCGCCACCGAAAAGCCCGCACCACCGGCCACCGAAAAGCCCCCCACCCCGGCCACTGGCAGCCAGACCCTGAGCAATGCCCTGACCGGCGAGGCCAGCGTTGAACGGCGCGACCTCACCGATGATGAGGCAGACGCCGCTTTTGCTGAGATGGTGCGGAGCGGCAAACTGTTCGTAGGAGACTGAAACCAAAACCAGAGCCCTGCCACGGCAGGCATCAGCTGCAAAGCCTTATCACGGTATCACCGAGATAAGCATACCCACCCGGCCCACAAGCCTGCAGCACAGCCGGCGGGAAACCCTCAAGGCCAGCAGCCCAAAAGAGGGACTTTCCAATGGCTGACCTGAGCCTCACTAATTTTGACTACGCACTGAAGATCAAATACCCGGAGCCCCGGGTGGCAAAGCTGTTCTATGAGGCCGCGCCCACCTTCGCCCTGCTTCCCAAGGCCACCAGCTTTGTCGGCGACTCGGCTGCGATCGCCGTGCGCTACGGGGCCCTGACCTCGATCTCCGCTGCCTTCAGCACTGCCCAGACCAACAAGAACCACAGCTCCGGCGTGCGGTTCCTCGTCACCCGCGTCAAGAAATACGCGATCGGTGGCCTGGACAACGAGGTGATCGAGGCGTCCAAGACCAATGAGGGCGCCCTCATCAGCGCGGTGAGCGCGGAGATGGAGGGGGCGATCCAGACCCTCGCCGCAGTGGCCTCTGATGACCTGTTCGGCGACGGCTCGGGGCGTATCGGCTCGATCGACACCCCGGGGGCCTCCGACACCCTGACCCTGGAGAACAGCGAGGATGTGCGCCACTTCGAGCCGGGCATGAGGGTGGTGATCGCGGAGAACGCCACATCGGCCCTGCGGGATTCGAGCGCGGTGGGCACGGTGAGCGAGGTTAACCGCGCTGCCGGCACCCTGACCATGGCCGACTTCGTCACCACCACCTGGAGCTCTGCCGCTGATGGCGACCTCATCTTTCGCGAGGGCGACTACGCCACCCTGGGCGACCGCAACTGCCTGATGGGCTTTGCCGGCTGGCTGCCCGGCCTGGCTGCCCCGGCTGCCCTGTTCGGGGTGACCCGCACCACTGACGTGACCCGGCTGGCGGGCGTCTACGCCAACACCACCACCGACCCGGGCCTGTCCACCGAGGAGGCCTTGATGCTGCTGGCCACCAACGTGGGCCGCGAGGGCGGCAAGCCTGACCTCGCCGTCATGGGCATGACTCGCTTCCGGGGGCTGGTCAACGCTCTGGGCAGCAAGGTCACCTACGACAAGGCCACGGCCCCCATCACCAACGCGCAGGGCAAGCAAGTGGCCACGGTGGGCTTCGACTCCATCAAGGTCCACGGCCCCCGTGGCGTGATCGATGTGATCGCGGACCCGGCCTGCCCGGAGGACAAGGTGTACTGCCTGACTAAGGCCACCTGGAAGGTGATGAGCCTCGGGGCCCTGCCCCGGCCCGTGCTGCAGGGTGGAAAGTACCTGCGGGACTCCCACGATGCCGACTCGGTGGAGCTGCGGATCGGCTTCTACGCCAATGTCTGCTGCAACGCGCCCGGCTTCAACGGTGTGTACACCTTCTAGCAACCCTGAGCCCCCCGGGCCCCTTGAGGGCTCGGGGGTTTAGGATGGAGTGAGAACATGGCAGACCGTAGATTTCAGCGAGGCTACCAGCACCTGCGGCCCGGCGCCGTGGTGCTCGAAGGCAGCCTGACCATCGGCGCCTCGGGCGCGGTGGGCACCCTCGACATTCCCGGGGTGGCAAGCGCCACCCGCAACGGGGCCGGCGACTACACCTTTACCCTGGATGATACCTACTACGCCTTTCTGGGCATGTCGGTGATGGTGGAGAGCACCAGCCTTAACGCTGCCGAGTGGCAGCTGCGCAACGAGGATGTTAACAACGCCACCACCCCGATCGTGCGGATCCTCTTTCACAACAGCGAGAGCCCCCCGGTGGCCACCGACCCGAGCAACACCACCCTGTGGATCACCATCAGGCTGGATACCTCGGCAGCCTAGCAACATAGGAGCATCGGCCCATGGCCCGCACCAAAACCCTCGCGAACCTTCGCACCGAGGCCTACGAGCGGGCTGATGTTCGCGACTCCTACATCCCCGAGGCGGAAATGAATCGCCTCATTAATGCCAGCCTGGCCGAGCTTTACGACCTGCTCGTGTCCGTCAACCAAGACTGGTATCTCAGCTCCGACGACATCACGGTGGTGAGCGGTACGGCCACCTATGCCCTGCCGGCAGACTTCTGGCGAGCAGTGGGGGTGGATTACCAGAGCTCGAACACCTGGTATCCCATGCTGCGGTTCAATTGGGCTGAGCGTAACCAGTACCAGGACGGGGCCACCTCGCGCAGCCTCACGCGCTACCGGGTGAGCGGTGGCAACCTCCGCCTGCGGCCCACCCCTGACTGGGGCGGCACCGTTCGGCTGTGGTACATCCCTGCCCCCGACACCCTCACCCTTGACGCTGACACCTTCGATGGTGTGGCCGGGTGGGAGGAATACGCGATTGCCGATGTGGTGATCAAGATTCGCAGCAAGCGTGAAGAGGATGCCACGTTGGAGGTGGCGCAGAAAAAAGCCCTGTTTGCCAGGATCAAGGCCTCGGCTGCCACCCGCGACAGCGGCAACCCCGACCGGGTGCGAGACGTGGCGGCAGAGCTCATCGGCACCGACCTGGGAGGGTGGGAGTGAAGCAGGTAGCAACAGACCGGGAGGATGTGCGCCAGCTCCACGAGGCCACCGAGGAGGTTGAACGGGTGTTCAATCTCAAAAGCCTCGGGGCCCGGGGCAGCCTCGTCACCTTCACCTGGGACGGGGCCGGGGCGATCGCCGTGGCCCACAAGCTCGGGCGGGTGCCCGAGGGGTGGCTGCTGGTGGACCTGGACGCCAACACGGCCATCTACAGAACGGCAGACCTCAACGCCACTGATTTAGAGCTGACTGCGGGTGCGGCAGCTGTGGCCAAGGTGCTCGTGTTCTGATGGCCCTCACCAAAAAGGTGATACCGCTCAAGGCCGGGCAGGTGGGTTTTGACAGCTCCACCAACCCGCAAATGACCGAGCAGGCCTGGCTCAAGGCCGAAAATTGCCGGTGGACGCGAAAGGGCGCCCTGACCAAGCGGGAAGGGTTCGAGGTGTGCCCGGGCACCAACAGCGAGGCCCATGCTGCCGAGTACAAGGGTGGCCTTGTGACCATGGATCGCAGCCTCAAGGGGTTCGAGGGCAGCAGCTGGCCGAGCAAAACAGCAGTAACCCTCGGCACCATCGCCATGTGGGATTACTCGGCAGAGCGCCACCAGGTGCCACAGGGCACGCAAGCCCTGCAGCCCAATAGCCTCCGGTGGGAGGCTCGCAGCCT